AAATGTCTTAAAATCAATACCAATTATTTCTTCAACTGTCTTGTAAGTATTTGTTGCTGTATGACTAGAAATATCATCTCCATTTTTTAGCAATTTTACTTTAATATTTGCTCTACGAGTTACATCAAGTATATACTTATCTTCTCCCACAGTAAACCACAAGCATATATCATAGCCATTATCTACAAGTCTATTGGCTATATCTGCTTTTCGTATACCTTTGGAATTTTTATTAAACAAGACTTCCTCTAAAATTAGAGGAATAGAAGACTTACCAGTACCATTTGTACCGACTAGTTGTGTAAGAGTATTTTTACTTAAATCTATCTCATTATCTGAGCCATAAGAAAAACAATTACTCCATGTTAGCTTGTCTAGCGTTATCACTAAAAACTCCTATAATCTTTTTAACTTTATCATCATCTAATTCAAGAATATAGGAAAGATACTCTCCTAATTCTTCTTCAATTGTCATCTCTTTATCAAGTATCAGTGTGGCTTCTGTCTTTCGTTTTATTACTTTCTTATCAAGTAACTCAGAATTTTTGACCCCGCTCAAGTCTGATACATCTCCTTCTACTTCATAGATTGTATGGTGCCAGTCAGTTTGAACCATTTCATCTGCAGTTGTTACTGTCTTACGAATGAGTTGAGGCAAGTCAAATTCATGCCATGTCCAAGACCAGTCATCATCTATCAGTAGATAACCTGTTTTTACTACATTTCTGTGAAAAGATGTTGTCATAGGACTGCCAGGATATACTATGTTTCGTTGAGTATTCTCGTGAGCATGTAAATCTCCTGCAAAAACAGTCTTAAACTTGTCAAATCTTTCCAAATCTACTTCTGGTGTCACATGAGGCGGTATCTCTCCCCTCACATGAGTAAATAGATAATCTACATCATCTATATCTTCTATGCTGTTTTTTCTATGTAAGTCAGCATAGGGTAAAATCGCCCAATCATGAAGGTAAAAAGTTTCTGTTATAACTTTTACTTTTGGATTGAGTTCTTCTGTTACTCTTTTTAAGTTTGTAAAAAATGTTTTATGCTTTCTTGTAGCTTCGTGGTTACCATCAAATATAATAGTGTCCACAGTAACACCTTTTACAAAGTCAAAGTAGAGTGTTAACTCGTCCATAGAAGGGACTCGATCAAACAAGTCCCCACCTATGATATGCAGACTAACATTCTTCTCTAGTTCATAGATTTTGTCAAAAAATAACTTGTAGCGTGTACACGCCCAAGGTATCGGTACATTCTTTTGTCCTAGTTTTATATGCCAATCTGCAGTAAATAAAATCATGCTACGAAATCGTCTCCAGCTTCCCAAGCACAACCAGTGAGTCCACCAGCTTTGAGTGCTTGTAATGTTCTGTAAACTTCGTCTGCATTTCTACCTGTATCTAGTTGATTTACTGATACATGTTGAATTGTCCCTTCCGGGTCAACAATATAAGTTGCTCTATAGGGTACTCCATCGGGACTAACTATTCCTAGCTTTTCCGCAAGTTTGTTTCCACAATCAGCAAGAAGTGAATGACACACGCCATATAAATCAGCGTGTTCATTTCCTGTTTTCCACTCCCATTTACAATATTCATTATCTGGACTTATACCATAAACCTCGTCGGTTTCATGGAGTAAACAATCCATGCCTACAATTTCAGTAGGACAAATGAATGTAAAATCTTTGGGGTAAAAATATATTACTGACCAATCCTTGAGACTCCAACTATTAACTTTTACAAAGTCATGGTCTGCATCACTCCAATTTTCATCGAGTAGACTCATGTTACCACTAACTCCGCTTAGTTCAAATTCTGGAAACTTTTCCCCTACGCCAATCATGATACTTGAAACTCCTCGTCTATAGACTCATCTGTTTTTGAGTTTGATGAACCTGCTCTGATTCTGTCAAGCAGTTCTTTTTGAGCGTCAGGTGTAGGTCTTGGTAAAACTTCGTCCATTGACTTAAGTTCAGAAATGAGTTCCATTTCTGCTTCATCTAATGGTCTTGGTTTACACTTCAATGCTTGTAATTGATACTCAACATTGTATGCCATCGGTCCAGTTTTCACTCTCTTGAAGTGAACGTCCCAGCCAGTTACTGGGTCAGCAGGATCACCTAAGTCTTCTGCTGCAACTAATATCTGTTCTAAAAGTTTTTTCTTTAGATTTAAAACTTTTACTTTGCCGCCATGAACGCATTGAATTGCATACGACCAACCGCACTTGAGCTCTGGGTAATATTCTCTGACCCAGTCTTTCTCAATATTGGTAAATGCTTCTTTCTCTCTATCAAAAGAAAGACATTCGAACGGAATGTTCTTGTCGTTTTCGCCTTTCAACCAGTAGACATATCTTGCACAGACATCTCCTACCATTCTGACTACGTTATCGCCTTCTACATAAGTGTAGCTCTCGATTTTTCCTTTTTGGGCTTCGCCCTTTAATTTATTAAATGTTAATGCCATTTTAGCTCCTTAAGATTCTTGATTTCTTCGAATAAAAAGTGAATCCTATCATTTTCTACTCGTAGTAATCTGTTTTGGTTTAATATGTCCTCATTACCTGTATAGTGTAAGAGGTCTAGTGTGGTATCTTTCCTACTCTGGTAGTCAAAGTAATTACGCAGGGAAGCGATACCGGCGTACTGCGCAATCTCTGAATCTGAATACCTGTTTCTTTGAATAAACAGTGGTTCTGGACGCAACAAAAAGCTCTCGCCATGAAAGCTCTTTTGCCAAAACTTAAACCGTCTATCCTTCCTATTTACTGGAAGCTTTTTATGTGTTAAGATATCAAGGATCGTTAGTATGTCACTAACGTTGCCGTTGCTCTCTTTTACTATCTTTTTCCAATTATAGAATATCATTATATCAAAAATTTAACCTTTTGTCAAGAAGTATTTTTCCAAGCTATATGGTCTTAACTTCATAACCTTGTTTCATATAGTATCCCATTCTTGCATTTGCCTGTCGTCTTGCTGTTTTTCCTTCTAAGTGGATATCTACAACAACTGGTTGGAGTTTATTATCATAAATCCTTATGATTCTTCCAATCAACTGTGTAAGTAAAGGCTCATTGTTTATAGGAGTTGCAAGAATTATGCAACTCAAACAGTCGAGAGAGATACCTTCTGAGAAGATACTTTGTGTTCCAAATAGAATATCCTTACTTCCAAAAATTTGTTTTATCAAAGGAGGTCGTTCTTCGTGAGGAATGTCTCCTGTGACACATATAGCATTTTCTCCTACAAGTTTATAACATTGTTTTAGAAAGTCTACTCTATCTGCTACGACTAATACTTTGTGCCCTTTAGCAGCGTAACTAGCGGCCAAGACCGCAATCATATTCTGATACTCCCAGTTATACGCAATAGCATTTATTCTAGTAGCCCATGGTACTTTATGCCCATCAGGGAATCGAATACCTGACTTTAGAATATTTACTATTGGTACTAAATAGTTTTCTTTTGGTGGTTTATGCACATCATTACTAAAGTAATCTCGAAAGATAACATGCCTTCCATCTTTTCTCTCCATTGTGCCTGTTAAACCAATTTTATACCTCGCTTTGCTAGCATCAATAATTCGTGTAAATGTGGGACTACTTACATGATGCATTTCATCGAGTATAATTGTTCCAAAAACTTCTTTTATATCGTCGATTCTACGATATAGCGTTTGAACATTACCTATAACAATAGGTGAGTCTGTTTCAAACCTTCCAGAGCCTATGACTCCGGGCGTAATTCCAAATACTTTTTGTACTTCTTTTTCCCACTGAGATCGCAGTTGTAAAGTATGAGTAACTACTAATGTTTTTTGACCTAGCTTATTTGCGATTGCCAACGCAGTAAATGTCTTTCCCCAACTGACCCAAGCGTTAATTATACATGAGTCTTCGACCTCGTTGTAGACCGCAGCCTGGGAAGCACGTAACTCGAAACCAAATTGTAATTCGTCTGTCGGTGCATGTACGCGTTTGTCTACTACTTCGTAATCCTCTGGGATTAAATCCGTTCTTCCGATAGGTAATGTTACCAACCCTTTCCTAACTATTCCCATATTTTTTATGATGAAAGGTGGGTCTAACGGATTTCTTGGGGGTATGGCATAAGTGAGTTCTTCGTCGATTTTCGACTGAAGTCGTGTATCTACTTCCATAAATATTCTGTTACTTAGTACTGCTTTCATATTTTACGCCATGTATTTTTCTCTTGTTTTTTGGACAATGACCATAAAATACTAGGTCTATTATTTATCATTAGGACTTGTCCAAATTTAAGTGTAGAATCAGGCGGACGTTTTACTTCGAAACGATGCCTAATATTCTTTAACTTTATTAATGTTGCTAAATCTTTTTGTTCTATATCTTCGATTTCATAAGATTTTATCGTACCCGTGCGGGTCTTTAAATATCTAAAATAATTACCTGCAGAGTCTACATAATTCTCACCTCTGTGCATGATTAATCCTCTAAAATCGTTTAGCATAAACTTTAGTGGATATAAACTCTTATGTGGACTTCTCAATCTTCTTTGTCCTATGGTATCACCTTTTACATTTTTGTCATCAACTATTTGTGTATCACAGAAAAGAAGACCATCTTGTTCTACTACTTCATCAGTATGTAATACATATATAGGAAATACTATTTTATGTAAATCATCAAAGGTCATACCCACTGATCCGCAATAAACATTACTGAGAACATAAAACCAAGAGCAGATAGTTGCACAAAAGTTGCTATAATTATAATTTTAAATTGTCTATCTGCCCACCATTTTAGACTTGTGTTTTGCCACTCTTCAAATTCTTCGGGAGTAGCGTCTCTTGGCTTGTCTAATAATAGTTCAAGCTGTTGTTCTATTCTATCGTGTCTCATTCCATTGTTTCTTCGATAAACTTCGACAATGTTTCTATATCATTATCCGATAGCATACCTGCTTGAGCCCACATAGTAGAACTCATGTTCCCTATGGTTTCTCTATTTTTATAAGCATAAAGCCTCTGAGAGATGTATTCGGCATCGCTCCCTGCAAGTTTTGGAAATGCTCCCATTCCTTGACCGTTTTGCCCGTGACAAGCAGCACAGCCAGCCCAAAGCCCACGAATGGAACTAAAAGGGTCTGCAGCGGCTTCTTCTTGTTTTGCTTGAAGTTGCTCAACAACTGAGCCATGTATGCGTACATATTCTTCATAACATTCTCCTGTGCAACCTTGCACTCTTTTATAACCTTTGTATTCTAAATTTTGGTATGTCCATGTTATCAATGAAAACATAGTTACTACTATTGCTAATATGTATAATTTCATGCTTCTTTATCTAAATCCCATTTGACAATATTCTTGCCCTTGAGAGATGGTCTTTTTAACCAAAATCTCCATTGTTCGTTTTCTAATCTCCACTTATAAATCCATGGAGCGTTTTCTCGTTCTGCATCTAAAAAGATTGCATTAGTAAATCCTACTGGGACTACAACGGCAATATGAACTACAAGACTTGTCAAAGTATTGTAGTAACCAAATATTCCGCCCCAGTACGCTGCTATCAATCCAAAATAGAAAGACCACATAACAAATAGTACTAAAGTAAAGTACATTTGTAACGATGGGTCTGGTATATGTCTAAGAGGATTGAATCGGTTGTCCATTACAACTCTCCAACTATCTACTATAAAAAGAACGAATCTTCTATGTAATGCTGGTTTTTTCACTTTCATACTCCTTTGTGTATTTTCCAAACGAGTAGTCGTCTCCAATATCGAAGTCACACCCGATTGGACAACCTGGAATGGAAAGACCTCTATCTTTCTGAACATTCCTTTTTAATATTTCACAGTATTCTTCTACTGCGTCTTCTTCTACTTCTGCTAAGATTGAGTCATGCACTAGTGCAAACATCTTAACAGGAAGTTCTTTTTGTTTTACTTCACGGTGTGCGTCTATAGCTCCCAACAAGTTTACATCAGAAGCTACAGATTGCACGAGAGAATTGATACCTGAACGAACTTCATGGGCAGCAATTGCCTTGTCTGAAGATTTGACATTCGGTAGTCTTCTCTTTCGGCCAAAGAAAGAATATATGTAAGTTTGTTTCTCAATAAGTTTCTTACTATCATCTAACCACTTTTTCAATTTATGAAACTGAGTAAAGTAATCTTCGATAACTTCTTTAGCTTCACTTGTGCTAAAGTATTTACCACTATCTTTAGATACTTGCTCACTAATTTTCTTTGGGCCAGCACCATACATTATTCCAAAAGTAACGGCTTTTGCCATCTGTCTTTCAGTTGAATAATATTCAGCGACTTCTTCGACATCACAAGGTAGATTAAATACTAACTTAGCAATATTACTATGGAAATTACCACCGTCTTGAAACACTTTCATAAGTGCTTTGTCGTCTGCAATGACAGCGGCACAATATACCTCTGCGGTAGTTAAGTCCATAGCTACTATCTTCTTACCTTCACCTGCTTTAATACAGCCTTTGACAATAGGATTATCACGAGGTATTTGTTGCATATTCATTTTCCCACTAGATGAAAGACGACCAGAAGTTGTACCGTGTAGGTTAAAACCTGTACGGAGTCTGCTATCTCTATCTAAGCCAGGAATGATTTTGTCAAGGTAAGTAGATTTAATCTTTACTTTTTGTCTAATATCAAGAATAAGAGCAGGCACTTCGTGTTCTTGTGCTAAAGTTGTTAAGACTTCCGCGTCAGTTGAGTCAGCGCCTGTGCCTGTCTTTTTTCCTGTGGGCTTGAGTCCAATGTAATCAAACAGGAGAGACCTAAGTTGGACTGTACTGTTAGGATTAAATGGTTTGCCCTGAGCTGCTTCAAATGTTTTTACTTCTGTATATCCATACAACGATTGTATTGCTTTGTCAATATCTTCTTGCATAAGTTCACTAGACTTATATAATCGTTCTTTATTGAACGGGACTCCATTAGATTCAACATCTAGCAAAAATTCTGTTGCAGGGAGAAGGATATTTTCATAAACATTTGTAAACTTCTCACTCTTATCTATTGCACTTTTAAATTTTTTATACAATAGAAAAGTACAAACAGCATCATATGCTGCGTACTCTTTCATGATATCAAAGGGAATCATATCCCAACTGAAATCACTTTTTAGTAGTCCATTGCGTTTCTTGTAATCTTCTATCCATTCATACATAGGCTTCTCATAGTCACCAAATGGTGTGAATTTTAGGGATAGTTGTTTCAAACCATGTGTGCCTGGATTCTCGTTAAGAGTATAGTGCATTAACATGGTATCTTCAAAGTTCGGAAACTTGAAGTTGAAGTGATATCTAAAAAACGCAATATCAAACTTACTGTTATGAAAGACTACTTTCTTTTTATTGAATATTTGTTGAAGCAATGCTTCACAAACTGAATCAATACAATCACAGTCAATATATGCTCCATGATTATCTTTGTAAGATAAACTAATACCTAACATATGACCATCACGAGGATATAGTGCTGTAGTCTCTGAGTCGAGAGCAATAAAGTCATTTTCATGGTCTCTTGCTTCTATGAGAAATCGACTCAGTTCTTTACTATCAGTGATACCAAATATTTGGTCATTTGATAGTTTCTCTTGTTTGAGTTCACCTTTAATATATTTAACTATATTATCTCGTGACTCAATCCAAGTTTTCTTTGCCTCGGGTTTAAATGCCAGCATGGCTGGATTTATTGTGGGCAAGTACTTACCGTCTACAATTCTTCCTGTGTATTCGGTAACAGAGTTTATTTTAGTGAAATACTTGAGTGGCTCTGAACCAACAAGAATCACCCAGTCATAATCATCTGGGTTAAATACTAAGTCCACATCTCGTTTTAATACTTTCTTTACAGATGGGTCTGAGCAAAGAACAAATGAATCGAATGTAATCTTATTCTCAAACAATTCAAAAAACTTGTTCCTACTTGGTTTTGATTCAATTAATGCTACTCTCATGTTTCTCCTATTTAATATTATATATTATATCAAAAAAATGACCATGTGTCAAGAACTATTTTTCTATCCATAGAGCTGTTCCTTCAACTGTGTTACTGCTGTTTCGCTAAGAGATCCTGGGTCTATGTCCTTTTCTCCTTTCAGTTTTACACTATAATGTTTTAACATTACTTTATCACATAGTTCTTTTACTTTTTCTACTGCAGCTTGTCCTGCAGGGTCTGGGTCAAATATTATATCTACTTGCTCTACTCCTTTCATTTTTAGAAGTAGTAATTTTTGTTCGTTTATATTGTGCGTACCAAAACAACAAAGGGCATTTGTTAGCCCCTTGTCGTGAAGGTTTATTACATCATAGATTCCCTCAACCAATATTACTCTACCTTTTATGGGAGCTACATCTGTTGGATATAAAGGAAGCCGTGCTTTTGGAGGATGCAGGATATATTTTGGTACGTCTCCAAGAGACTCTCCAATTATTCTTGCGTTAAATGCAACAATCTTGCCTGTTATGTCATATACAGGAAATACTATCCTGCCAGGAAAGGGAGCTTGTTGTGATATAAATGCACTAAACTTTGCATAGGTATCTGGTCTTATCGCCCTTTCATTGCCTGTATACATCAGTATATCTTTAGGCATTTTTAGCCCTACTGATTCTGACCTTTTTTGTTCTATTCTTTGTTTTAATTTCTCTCTTTTTATGTCTAAATAATTTGATGGTTTATCAAAGTGTTTGAATATATTTCCTTTGAAGCCACAGGAAAAACAATTAAATACACCCGTTACTCTATCTATTCTCATTGAAGGATTAGAGTCATCATGTTCGGGGTGTAGACAACGAACTATAAAGTCTGCTGGAGAGACTTTAAATTCAATATTTTCTTCTACTAATAATTCTTCTACTGTCATTTTGCTATCATTTTTATTACTCTATGTAGTCTACCACATTTCATAAAGTTGTGAATTTTTTCTACTATTCTTTTTATCATTGTGGTGTATATGTTTTTCCTCTGTCTGTTATTAAAAACCCATTTAAATGGTCAAACTCATGTTGTATTACTCTTGCTTCGAAATCTTTGAACTTTCTTTCAATATTTGTAAAAATTCCATCACTATAGTCTGTATATTGTAATACTATACTTTTTGCCCTTCGTACTCTTACTATTGTATCAGGACAACTTAAACAACCCTCATAATCAGCTTTAGTAATACTACTTCTACTTTTAATTTTAGGATTAAGAAATACTTGTGGATTATCTCCTGCTAGAAATACTCTGATAGGATATCCTAGTTGTATAGCAGATATTCCTACACCATGATGTTTTTTCATGGCTTCTCTCATTTCATCTATTATAGTATCGAGTTCTTCTTGTGCGTGTGGACTATCGTTTTTCCACTCTTTCGACATTTGTCTTAATACTTTTTTATCTGTTATAATCAACTTCTACCTCCTTAGGTAATTCTTTGTTACAATGCGGACATACATAAGGCAGTCCTAATAACTTTCTAAATATACAGTCTTTTATCCATTCTTTCATTAATGAATGTCTCCGCCATATTCATCTAAGTAAAATAGTTCCCACTCTGCCTCATAAATTAATCTAAATTCTTCTAGGTTAGGAATCTTTACTTGTACAGCACTATTTTCATTGTTTTCATGTAATTTTCTCACATATATAATATATGCTTTTTGTAATTGTTTTTCTGTGTATAATATCATAATTTCCTTAAAATTTCTTTCATTTGTTTTCTACTATACCAAAGACCACTAAATATCTTTTCATCTTTAGTTGCGTCATTCCTTATAATGTAACGAGGATAACAAAACCAAGGGTGTCTGTCTTTGAATAGTCTATAATGTTTGTGATGTGAAATCCATAATCTCATATATCTTGTGCTTCCTCATCTGGGTCTCCTGCGCTCATTTCTTCTCTCATCTTTGTTTTTTCATCTGGAGTGATTGCAGTGTGTGGCCCAATCTTTAAACTTTTCCAATCAACTACACTTGAAAATCCTTTGACTTCATTGTTTCTCATTTTAGTACAATTAAAAGTCATACACTTATCTTCTGGTGTCCAAGTTTCAAGTGAGTATGCAGCATCCGCTGCGTCAAGAATACCTTTTGCAAATCTAGCTTCTCCAGTACTATCTGTTTGGTATGGAGCAAATACTAATGTTTCATAGTCTTGTGCAAAAGTTTTCATTTTCTTACTAATCTCGATTTGTTCTTGCCAATCATATTGACTATTGCGACCTGGTGCATTATGCCGACGCACTTGGTTGAGATAGTCTACAATGACTATCCCAACATCATTACGACTTACTCTCTTATCGAGTTCGCTTTGAATTTTTGAGAGAGTGAGAGATGGGTCGTAAATTACATCTAACTGTGCATCTTTGCGTAGTTCCTGCTTCACAAGTTGTCTATGAAATTCATCAAAGTCACGATTCTTCTCATAACTTTGAAGTATACTACCACTATCTTCAAATCTGTTTGCCCACCAACCAGCAACTATATTCCATTGTTCAGTATTCATTGTTTTATCACGAATACTAGTAAATGGTATGCCAGTTGATATTGAACACATTCTTTGAAGGATAGACCTGCTATCCATCTCAATAGTAAAGTATAAGGCAGTTCTGCCTTGTTCATAAACATTCACAGCTAAATTACAGGAAGTCAAAGACTTTCCTGAACCGCGTCGTCCTCCCACTAACACCAAGTCTTTGGGAGAAAACTTTACTGACGAATCATAATCACTATTTAATCCTAGTGATAAGTACTTCGCCAAATCTTCGTCGTCTTCAAAAAGTGTAATCGTTTGCATACTTTCTGAAGGTGGAGTAACATCTACTTTGTCACTCACATCTAATACTATTTCTTGTAGTTGTTCTATGTTTTCTTCTGCTGTAGCAATAGTTACAGTCTTTTCAACAAACTTATCTAGTTCATCTAGTATCTCTACTTGTGCATATTCATTCTTCAAGTAGTCGAGAAGCATGTCTGCATCGACATCTACTTCTACACTTTCTATTGCTGATACTTTTTCTAATAGTTTTGATTCTCGGAGTGAATAATTTAACTCCTCAAAGGTAGGGAGAGCTTGATAAAGGTCAACGTGCTTTTCCAACTCGTGATAAATCCCTCGGTACTCTGAAGGCAAATAAATGTCCTTCAACTGAGACCAAGTATCTAAGTCTTGTTGGGAAACTAATTGTTTTAGTAGTGCACTCGCAATATTCATAACTCTCTCTCAAAAAGGGGGCTAGAACGCCCCCTCGCTAAAATATTACGGTTAGCCTATTTCTTTTCTTGCTGCTCCGTTGTAATCAGCACATTGTAAACCTCTTCTGGTTAACATTGTTTTCACGCCTCTTACTGTTTTGCCGATGTCATCAGCAATTTCTTGAACAGTCATTTCTGAAATATCAAGGTCAGCTAAAACGTCAGCTTTAGATGAGCCTTTTGTGTGTTCCTGTTTAGGGATAGCATTGATGTCACCACTTCTAAGTAATGATAATGCTTTACCTCTAATAGAATTAACACTTTTGCCAAGTGATTCAGCGATAGCTTCTACGAAAGCGCCATCGTTAACCATTTGTACAAATGTTGCTTCTTCTTCAGGAGAATAAGTTCTAACACTTTCTGGTTTAGGAGCAGGCTTAACATGCTCTGTAAGTTCCATAGAAAGTATTTTCCCTTGAATTGATTTTGCTGAGAAGTTTCCGCCTTCAAAGTTGGAAGCAATCTCTGCGTATGTGTAAGAACCACTGTTATCAGTAACAAAGTTTCTTAGTGTTGCTTCTTGTTCTTCACTAAAAGATTTAGAAGCAGATGCTGAAGCTAATTCAACATCATAACCCATTTTTCTCAATTTGCTAGAAACACTTCTTGTTGAAGTTTCTAACATATCAGCAGCTTCAGCTACTTGTGCTTGAGAAACTGGGCCGTCGCCTACAAAGTCTACAAGACTTTGAGTTCTTTCATCAGTCCATTTTGGTAATGCCATTTGTATTTTCCTCAATTAAATGTTTTATATTATTATAAATTGTTATGCCCATCTCTTGGGCTTTCCTAGTTTTTGCACTTTCTATACCACTCTCATTGAGTAGAATAGTAACTGCTTTTGTAAGGTTATCCTTTGTCTCAAATCCATACTTTTTTAAAACTTCTTGTGCCATAGATTTTGTTTTATAGCTCTTAAGTTTACCTGTGATACAAACGACTCCTTTTGAAGGGACATCGTCGACTACAGGATTATCCTCACAAGTAAAACTAAAAGGTAACCATCTGTCCAGTTCATTCGCATAAAAGACTTCATCTATCCAATTCAGAAGATTCGACGCCGCTTTAGGACCAAGACCACTATCCATACATTTTTGGTAGGTTATCTCAGATATACTCGAGATTCGTCTCGTTAACTTATTGGTAGCGCTTCGTCCTATCAGCGGTATCGAAAAAGCTGGAAGGAGAGTTGTTAAATCTGCGTCTTTCGACTTTTCTATTTCAGCAAACAACTTCTCTCCTAGCTTCTCCGAATCCAATGCGATAACTATATCGTCTTCGCTAAGAGAATAAATGTCCTCATAATCATAAAGTTCAAGTTTGTCTATCGTTGCTTTTCCAAGTCCTTTGATTTTCAAAGTCTTGGCAAAGTGTTCAATTCGTTTTGAACTTTGAGCTGGACAAGCTGGGTTTCGACAGAATAGCTGATCCTTGACTGTTTCCAGTATCGAATTGCAATCTGGGCAGTTAGTTGGTATCTGTATTTCTGTCAAATCTGTCTCTCTTTTAATTTTATATACATATTATATCAAACGATTAACCATTTGTCAAGAACTATTTTTCGGAAACTCCCGCAAAATTTTTGACGAAATTTTGAAACATTCGGTATGACCTCCGAACTTCTGTGTCGGGACATACCTATCATGTTCAAATTTCTTATGTAATTCTTGCTCATATTTCCAACAGTTATAAATCGTGTCATGAAAAGTTCGTTGAATACGTAAATCATACCCTCGGAAGCCACGACTTCGTTTGATTACATGACGCCAGTCTTTTCCACTAGCGATTCCTACTTTGATACATTCTCGTTCAAAAGTTTCTTTATTTACTAATATAACTCCGTAGAGAACTCCTTCCCTTTCTTTTTCTTCGGGACGATTGTCAAAATAAGTTTGGTTGTATACACCACTCATGCTATAAGCAAAGGTGTAAATTGACGGAGTAATCCTGAGCCTAGTACTATCATTGCTACTGCATTTAGTATTATTAATGCTC